ATTCCATGAACTGAAGGAAAATCAAGAATTGCAGAAAGGCGACTTTTTGCTGATGAACATTTCAGGTATTGGCTTGAATCATTGCGCCGTTTACATTGGAGACAACATGGCGCTGCATCACATCCGTGGGCGCCTGAGCAGCCGTGATCTATATGGCGGGTGGCTGCAGAAGTGCACTGGCCGCAAGTTGCGTCACCCTTCCTACAATGGAGTCGATAGCTGGGTGCCGTGATGCTGTCCAAAATCCGCATCTATGGCAAGCTCGCTAAGTTCTTGAAGCGGCGCGTATTTCACGCGGAAGTATCTAGCGCCGCTGAAGCTGTGCGATTTCTGGTAACGAACTTCCCGCAGCTCGAAGCGCACATGTCGCAGCATCACTATAAAGTAACCGTTGGAAGCTACGACATAACACTGGATGAGTTGCATCATCCAGTTGGGCAGCAGGAGATTAAGATTGTACCGATGTTGTCTGGTGCTGGTGCTGCTGGGCGGATTATTGCTGGCGTGGCATTAGTGGCAGCCGCGATTGCTATTCCGGGCCTTGGGCTTGGCCTTGCCGGCGCAACAGTCACTCAAGTTGGTTTGATTGGCGGTGCTTTGATTCTTGGTGGTATCTCGCAACTGCTGACACCGACGCCACAAGCACCAAGCGGCCCTGATAGCGAAAAGGATCCACGCAAGAGCTATAGCTTCAGCGGCATCCAGCAAACCAGCCGGCAAGGCGTGCCGGTGCCTGTTGTTTATGGCGAGACCATTGTGGGCTCCGTTGTGATCAGCGCCGGTATTGATACGGTGCAGGTGGTGTGACGATGGCGGCGATCTACGGCTCGGGCGGTGGTGGCGGCGGCAAAGCGGGTGGCGGCGGCCAGGCGCGGACACCGCGCGTTCGTGATGACAACCTTGACTCAAGGCAATACGCAAAAGTCCTTGATCTAATCTGCGAAGGTGAAATTCAAGGATTGAAAGATGGCCTGAAGTCAATCTTTCTTGATAACACACCACTGCAAAATGCAGATGGATCGTTTAATTTTCAGGGCCTTTCTGTAGATGGCAGAACCGGCACGCAAAATCAGTCATACATCCCTGGATTCGATAGTGTTGAAGACATCCGCCCTGTTGGTGTTACTGTCAACCGTGAAGCGCCTGTAACGCGCACGATCACAGATAGCAATGTGGATGCCGTTAGCGTCACTATTGGCGTACCGCAACTGCAGCAGCAAGAGGCAAAAACTGGTGACATCGGCGGGTATAGATTTGAGTTCAAGATTGAAGTGCAATATAACGGCGGTGGATTTAACACGGTCCTGCAAGAAACAATCAAGGGTCGCACTGCTGATTTATTTCAGCGATCATTTCTGATCAATCTTGACGGACCCGCGCCATACGACATCAAGGTGGTGCGGCTATCGCAAGACGACGACGAATATACGGGCGACAAGTACAGCAGTCGCGTCAGTGCATTTAACTGGACAAGTTACACGGAGATCACATACGCAAAGCTGCGCTACCCGAATAGCGCACTGGTTGCGTTGCGTGTTGATGCAGAACAGTTCAATTCAATTCCATCACGCGCATATCACATCCGTGGTATCAAGGTGCGCATCCCAAATAATGCAACCGTTGATCAAGCTAACGGCCGACTGATCTATAGCGGCATTTGGAATGGTGGATTTACGGCTGCGCAATGGTGCAGTGACCCTGCATGGATCTTGTGGGATCTACTGCTCAGCACTCGCTATGGACTCGGCGATCACATCCAAGAATCGCAACTGGATAAGTGGGCGTTCTTTTCCGCTAGTCGATACTGCTCTGAACTTGTACCAAATGGTTTTGGCGGATTAGAACCTAGGTTTTCTTGTAACGTCAACATTCAGACGGCAGAAGAAGCGTACAAGCTGATCAATGATATGTGCTCAGTGTTCCGGGCGATGCCCTATTGGAGCACTGGTGCATTAACGATCAGCCAAGATAAACCAGCGGATACAAGTTATCTGTTTACGCTGGCCAATGTCACAGAGGAAGGTTTCAGCTATCAAGGAGCCAGCCGCAAGACGCGCCCTACGGTTTGCGTTGTTAGTTACCTTGACCTGAATACACGAGAAACAGCGTATGAGATCGTTGAAGATCAAGAGGGTATTCAGAAATATGGCGTCATCAAAACAGAGATAGACGCCTTTGCCTGCACCAGTCAAGGCCAAGCGCATCGCATCGGCGAATGGCTGCTGTATTCAGAGCGATATGAAAGTGAAGTGATCAGCTTCACTGCATCCATTGATGCTGGTGTAATCGTCAGACCTGGGCAGATTATTGAAGTTGCTGATCCTGTTAAGGCTGGTGCACGCCGCGGCGGAAGGATCAGCGCTGCCACTGATACAACCATAACGGTAGATGATACCGATGGCCTTGTGGCAAGCAATGCACAGCTGTCGGTGATCATGCCGAACGGTAGCGTCGAGACACGTAATATCAGCGCCATCAGCGGCAACCAGATTACGGTAAGCGCTGCGTTTTCATTTGTTCCAAATGTTAATAGCGTTTGGGTTTATCAAACTAGCAATATCCAGACATCAACGTGGCGTGTCCTTACGGTACAAGAGCAAGACGGGATCAACTATGCAATCAGCGCCATTGGCTACAACGCCAGCAAATACGACTACATCGAGCGCGGCGTAGCACTGCAGCAGCGTGATATTACTGACCTGAACATCTTGCCGCCGCCGCCGTCTAATTTAACGGCGGAGGAAGTTCTATATGACGCTGGCAATGTTGCACGCGCCAAGCTACTGATCAGCTGGCGGCAAGTGCCTGGTGTTACGTCGTATCGCATTGAATGGCGCAAGGATGACAACAACTGGACAACAGCAACGCAGTCTAGGCCAGACTTTGAAATTCTTGATACTACGCCGGGTGTCTACGAAATTAGGGTGTTCAGCCTTAGCGCATTCCTAAGGTCATCAACGGATGCGGCAATTGTCACTGTTCAGACATTTGGCAAGACAGCGCCACCTGCTACACCAACAGGCATCAGCATTATCCCCAATAGCGAAACAACTGCAATCCTGAGCTGGGATCGCAGTGAAGAGCTTGATGTGATCATTGGCGGCAGGGTATTGATTCGCCATAGCGTGCAAACTGTTGGTGCACTGTGGCATGAAAGCCAAGATATTGTTGCGGCCGCTGCTGGCTCTCAAACGCAAAAGCAAGTGCCATTGCTTGAAGGAACGTATCTGATCAAGTTTGAAGATGACAGCGGCAACCGCTCTGCGGTGCCTGCAGCAGCTGTTATTGACCTGCCAACACCACAGCCGAGACTATTGGTGCGCAGCTACCGCGAAGATCAGGAATCGCCGCCATTTTCGGGCAATGTTACCAATATGGTCTATAGCCCAGTGCTGGATGGCTTGATCCTTGCGCTTGGCACTCCGGTTGATAGCTTGCCGGGGCTTTGGGATGACCTTGCTACAAACGGTGACTGGGATGGCCTAAGCAGTAGCCTCGGCAGTGGTGAATACGAGTTCGGCAGCACCTATGACCTTGGCGGTGTCTTTGATCTAAACCTACGCCGTTACTTTGTGACGCGGCCGTATCTTGTCAGTGACTTGTGGGACGACAGGCAAGGTTTAATTGATGATTGGACAAGTGATATTGATGGCGACGCACCGGATCAAGTTAATGCAGTGCTGTATGTGCGTTCAACCAATGATGACCCAGGCGTGTCGCCGACATGGAGCGAATGGCGTGAATTTGCAAATGCCATCACGCGCGGCCGTGCATTCCAATTCAAAACCATCGCCACTAGCTATTCGGAATCGCAAAACATCATCATCGACGAACTTGGCGCTGAACTAGAGCTGCAGCAACGCACTGAATCAGCTGGTGGCATCACAAGTGGCGCGGCACCGTATGCGGTGACGTTTGATAACCCATTCTTTGCGGCACCTGCTGTAGGCGTCGGCGCTTACAATATGGAGGCAGGGGATTACTATGTGGTGACAGCGTTGAGCCGAACTGGCTTTACGGTCACCTTCTACGACAGCAGCAACACCGTGATCAGTCGAGACTTCACTTACTTCGCTACGGGCTACGGCCGGGAGATCGTCTGATGGCTCAACATGATTACGTTATTGCGAATCAGTCTGCGGCTGCATTTCGCGCTGATCTCAATAATGCGCTAGCTGCTGCTGTCACCCAAAACAGTGGGCCAGCTGAGCCCAGTGTCACCTACGCCTACATGCCGTGGGCGGATACGACGACAGGGCTGTTCAAGATTCGCAACGCTGCCAACACCGGCTGGATCGCGCTGTATCAGTTGAACGGCGAATTGATCTCAATTGCCGGGATGCGCAATCTGCTGATCAATGGCAACCCAGCCATCAATCAACGCGGATATGTTTCCGGCACTGCTACCAGCAGCGCTAATCAGTACACGCTAGACCGCTGGCGTGTTGTTGTATCCGGTCAAGCGCTTACATGGACCGATAGCAGCAACGTGCGCACTGTCACAGCACCGGCTGGAGGTGTTGAGCAGGTAATAGAAGGTGCAAGCATTCAAAATGGCACCTATACGCTGAGTTGGATTGGCACTGCGACAGCAACAGTGAACGGCAATTCGGTCGCCAATCGCGGCCAAGTGATCTTAACAGGCGGGGCCAATGTGATCGTGCGATTCAGTGGTGGCACTTTTTCGCTGCCGCAGCTCGAGGTTGGCGATTTTGCAACACCGTTTGAGCGCAGGAGCATTGGGCAAGAGCTGATGCTATGTCGCCGTTATTATCAGCAAGTTGACGCTGAATATAGATTTGATGGCATCTTGACCACTGGCGGC